CACAACAAATGGATGCTTACATGGATCTTGGTGAAAGTATTATTCAAAAACTAACGTTTGCTCCGTTAATTAATGTTACAGAACATGGTGTGCGTGTACAAGATTTAGCACATGCAGGAGCTAGAGGGTTTATTAATGCAGCTAACTTAAAACAAAATGCATTATTAGATGCCGCAAGAAATTATGGTGCAGTGGTAGATGATACTAATTTTGTAAACATGGCGAAAAGAGTTTATGAAAAAGGAATGGCTCAACGTCAAATTGTACCAGGAGATACTCGTCAATATGGTGGAAACGCAGCATCTTCACAAATTCCTAAAATGACTCCTGAACCTATTTTAGATTTTTTAAAAACACAAGTTATAGATCCAGGCGTAGCTGGTGCAAGAACAATAGAAATGTATTATGGACTTCGTTCACAAATGGATGAGCTGTACAAAAAATGGATGAAGAATGCTGATGGTGAAAGCCAAGGCGATATTATGAATTTATATAAAGCATGGGAATCTGACATTGGTAAATTAGCTGATTCTGGAATACCTGAAGTAGCTAAACTATGGAGAGATTATGAAACATTTGTAAGTAATGGAATGCTTATGTTTGGAACAAAAGCTGGTAAAGCAATGACAGGTGGAATTGAAAGAACTGGTATGGCTTTAAATCAAATAGACCCAGATAGACAAGCATCTAATTTATTTCAAAGTGTTGTAGATATAGCAAAAGCAGATCCTGCAAACGCTGCACAAACTTTAGCAGTCATGAAAAACATTGTAGGGGATAAAGCATACTACCAAGGTTTAGGAATTTATTTAAATAAAGTATTTAATAATTCTATAAAACAAGTAGATGGTGCTGAACTTTTTGATGGACAAGCATTTAAAGAAGCACTTGGTTTAGGAAAAGATAATCCGCTAGGAGATTTATTTAAAAAAGCATTACCTGGTCCACAAGTTTCTAAACTTGTTAAAAAAAATCAACGTACAGGAGAAATTTTAGAATTTGATAATGTAAGTTTTAATGAAGGTTTAAGAAAAGCTGGATCCGTTATGCCAGAAGGTATAACTGCAAGACAAGCAGCTCAACTGCCAACGCAAAAAGATTTAGCTGATTTTGCTACTGTTATGGAAGCAGCAGCTAAAAATGGTATTCCACAAATTAGTACTTTCATGGCAAGACGTGCCGTAATGGGTGGTATTAGATCTGGTATTGCATCTGCAATGCCTCAATCAGCTTTAGGACTAAAAATGAAAACTGGAGCAGCAGCTGGTGCTTTAGGATCTTTTACTGGATGGGTAGTTCCTGTAGGTTTAGCATACGGTGTAAGATACATGGGTGGTATAATGACTAGCCCTCCCTCTCTTCGTGCTTTTACAAGAATGATGGATGATACTCTTCCAGAACAAACCAGACTTGCTAACTTTGTTAGACTTGTAAGATTACGTCCAGAAGAATGGAAAGAGTTTGACCGTGAATTATACGAAGTAGAAAACGATCAACGGTATAGAGAAACTGTAGGAAAAAATGTGGCACCTGTTAAAGAAGGCGCACAAATTTTTAAAGAAGCTATAAGTGATATTTATCAACAAGGAAAAGGTATAGCAGAGGATACAATGGGTACACCTGGCAGTTCTCCTATAAATAAAGCTCTTGATAGAATACAAAATCCGCCTGCGCCAGAAGCAAATTTCTTTGCTGATGAAGCAGACATGTCTAGTCTTGGTTCGTCAATACTACAAAACCCTAACATGAATTCCGCAGCTGCGGCTTCTCTTTATGAAGGCAACTTAGATCAAGCACTTGCTAATCAAGTTGCTCCAAGGATGGCAGCAAAAGGTGGATTAATATCTTTAGTATCATGAGCATTAGAGACGCAATATGGGTAGTAGGAATTTTTATAGCACTGGGTGCTACATGGGGCATGACGTCACAACGTGTTAGTGCCATGGAAAAAGACATGGATAGAATAGAAGAAGCATTAATGATGTTTACACAAATTGAAATACGAATAGCTGTTATGGAAACAGAACTTAAAAACATAAATAAAAAATTGGATAGATAATGAATTACGATAAACTTTTAGAGTCAGTTAAAAAACACGAAGGATTTCGAGACACCGTTTATTTAGATACCCTAAATAAAAGAACCGTGGGCTACGGCCACTTATGTGTGGAAGACCATTGGGAAGACGATAAAAAATATGACAAAGAATATTTAGAAGACATTTTAGAAAAAGATTTACAATCAGCAATTGATCAAACACACGACATGTGTGCTCACTTAAAAATTAGTGATGATGCAAAAACTATAATTTGTGAAATGATTTTTCAGCTTGGGGGGACAGGAGTTTCCAAGTTCCGAAAAATGTGGGCAGCGCTTCAAGAGGATCCACCTAATTATTTTGAAGCGCATGTCCAGATGCTTGATTCACGTTGGGCAAAACAGACACCAAATCGCGCGAGCGAAATGGCAGAACAAATGCAGAACTGTAAATAACGATGGGCGCCGGACACGATCACGAAAATAGAGCTGATAGTATTTATAAATACAAATACAATGATAAAATCTATGATAATAAATGGGAAGCCTATAAAGATAGTCCTTACTATGAGGATGAAACAGATGATTATTCTAATCTTCCTCCTTTTTTTCTACAAGCGCAAGATTATTTAGACAACACACCTACTGGTAACTTTGGTTTTGTAAATATAGGACCTGGTTTATTAGACTATTATTCACAATCTAATCGCGGAGTGTATGATGGTAAAACTTACCGTGATCTTCTTGAAGGTTACGAAGGTAATTATTATCCCATACACGAAAGACCTGAAGGATACCGAGATGATAGGTTTTCTGCACCTCGTAGTTATGACGCTCTGAGAGCAATGAATCCTAATTATTTTGACGAAAGAAGATACATAGATGACAAAGATACATATGAAATGTCTTCTATGCCTTTAGGAGAATGGTTACTAATGGGTGGAACAGAAGAGGAATACAACAACATAAATAAATTAATGTATGGAAGAACAGATCCTAACGCAGCAACTTTTCCTGAAGATGAAAGTGCTTATGGTAGACTTTCTTTTAAACCAGGAATGAAAGTAAACACAGAACTTAATCCTTACAATCCATCTAGTACATTTTTTCCAGTAGAAAGACATGAAGCAGCAAGGTTAGGGGCCCAAAGGTATCTTGATGATAAACAAACCGTTTATGATATAGGAGGAGAACCTGTTAGTTTTATGAATATTCTTGGAATATATAATGATAATCAATTTCCTGGACAAGTAGGAATGGATGATGAAAATTTAGCAAGTAGAAATGTTAATAATTTAGGAGAGTTTAATGAAAAAGGATATTATGATGATTCAATGAGTACTTTAGGACACGAGCTAATGCATTATTACCAAGGTGACTATGGATATGGTGACAGGAATAATGCTAATAACGCAGATTTTCATCGCATGGTATATAATTTACAAGATCAATTTGATCCACGTTACGAACCAGCTCGTAATTACGTAGACAGAGGACAAATGGAACAGATAAGAAACATTCATAATGATTCAAAAGCTATTAATAAAAGAGATGAAATTAATAGAATGCCAATGAATCCGCGTGGAAGAAAAGGTGGCGGACTTGCATCATTTATGCTATAAGCATGTGTGCAATTAATTAAGAAATATAATTACGCAGAATTAAAAAGACAGGATGGTGATTCCCGTTTATATCTTACACCTGATGGTGAAAGTTTACCATCAGTCACAACCATATTAAATAAAACAAAAGATAAATCATTTTTAAAACAATGGCGTGCAAAAGTTGGAGAAGCAGCAGCTGAGAAAATTATATCTGACGCTGGTAAAATTGGAACCGCGCTCCACCTATATATAGAACGTTTAGTGAACAAAGAAAAGTATTTAGATCTTACGGAAATAGGAATACAAGCAGAAAAGATGGCAAAGAAAATAATTGAAGAAGCTGGTGCCGACATAACAGAAGTGTATGGATCAGAAGTTCATTTATACTATCCAAATAAATACGCAGGCACAGCAGACATGATTGCCATGTATAAAGGTAAACCAACGATTATAGATTTTAAACAAACTAACAGGCCAAAGAAACGAGAGTGGATTCAAGACTATCTCATGCAACTAGCTGCATACGCCCAGGCACACAACGCTTTATTTAATACAGAAATTGAACAAGGTGTAGTTCTTATGTGTTCCCGTGATTTAACGTTTCAACGTTTTGAATTGACAGGGGAAAAGTTTACTAGAGCTTCTGATGCTTTTATGAAAAAATTAGATTTATACAATCAATCTATTCTTTAAATCCAGTTAGCTAATTCTTCTCCATTTATTTCACGCGCAATATTAACTTTATTTCTAAGCGCTTGTATTATTTTTTCGTCAACAGTTCCTTTAGCTACTAAATCAATATATAATACTTTATTTTTTTGTCCTATTCTATGCGCACGGTCTTCTGATTGTATTCTTTTTTCTAAATCATAGTTATTAGAATAATAGATAACTGTACTTGCGGCAGTAAGTGTAATACCATAACCACCTGTTTGTGTATTTCCTATAAAAAAACGACAATCATTTTCTTTGTTTTGAAAATCATAAATACATTTTTGTCTATCTTCTTGTTTAGTTCCACCGTAATACGTACAAGATGATTGCGGTCCAAATTCATCATTAATTGCTTTTTGTATAGAAATAATATCGTGAATATAGTTAGCCCAGATGATTACTTTACCTGTAGTCTCACCTAATATTTGCATAAGCTCATTAAGACGATTATTTTTTAACTGCACAGTTTCACCTTCATCAGTTTTCATGTGCCCACACGTTATTTGGTGTAATCTAATTAATTGTGTCAAAACATTGACAGCTGTAAGAGTTTCGCCAGTGTGCAACATTGTCATAGCAGTAGACTTCATTTCACTGTACGCTTTGTGTTGCTCATCTGTTAATTCTACAGGACGTTTAGTAAATACTTTATCAGGTAAATCTAAACAATCTTTTTTAAGAATACGGTAAGAATGTGGCGACACTAACTGCCCTAATTGTGCCAAGTTTTTAAATTTAACTATTTTCTGGTACTTGTGTGTTCCACCTGCGGCATTTGCTGTAATGACCACGGCATACCGGGTTCTAAATGCATAATAACTAGATTGACCTAATATTTCTGGATCTAAAAAATCCATCTGTGCCCACAAATCCATGGGTGACTGTGTCACTGGTGAACCAGTTAATATTCTGCGGTATTTAGTTTCATTTCTTAATTGTAAAATTGATTTAGTTCTTTTAGCTTGTGGATTTTTAATAGTAGTGCTTTCATCAACAATCATCATAGACTTACCAATCAAAAATATTTTAGCAAATTCTAAACCTTTCTTACTGGAAAAAGCTTCTACGTTCATTACCATAATTTTAAATCTAAAATCATTGATGTCTTTAATATCTTTTAAATCTTGTCTATATTGTGCACTGGTAGATTGTTTCCATGCCAATACTTTCTTTTCTATATAATCTGGAACGTGAACGGGGATTTCTTGTTCTACCCAGTTCATGTACGTTCCTTTTGGGGCAACCACTAGTAAGCGGTCTATTTTGCCTCTGTTATATAATATGCAAGCATTATCTAATGCAATTTTAGTTTTACCTGTACCCATCTCTGCAAAGATAGCAAATGCTTCTTTATTCCAGCATTTTTTAAGTGCATCTTTTTGATGCTGATAAGGCTCAGTTTTAAATTTGTACATTCTTATTTCTAATGTTGACTTTATATATAACATGATCTATATGAGAATCAAGAAATAAAATTATGACAGTTTACGTTTTACAAGAAATGGGAAGAAATGTGCGTTCAGCTGAAAAGTTTGGCGATTTAAAAGTATTACTTCCAGATAATAAACAAATAGTTTTATCTTCTGGGCCGCTTACACATAAATTAAAAAAAGAGTTATCCACATTTAATGATGATGACTACTTGCTTTTGATGGGTGACCCTGCTATCATAGCTTTAGCTGGCGCGGTTGTCAGTGAAATGAACAGAGGTAAGTTTAAAATACTTAAGTGGGATCGTGATGAGAAACGGTACTACGATATAGAAATAGATTTGTGGGGTAGAGATGAATGACTTATTAGACCAAATGAAAAATGATTCCAAAGGTATGGGTCATAACAGTATGGGTAAAATTGGTGCAGTAGCTAATGATGTAGCTGACACTGAAAAAGAAATACAAGATTTAGAAGACAAACTTAAAACTAAAAAAGATTACAAAAAACATTTATCAGAAAATGTTTTACCTAACCTCTTTGCAGAAGTTGGGTTATCAGAATTAAAACTTGCAGATGGTAGACACTTAAAAGTTGGTAACTATTACGGTGCATCTATTAAAGAAGCTAAAAAAGAAGCAGCATTTGCATGGTTAAGGAACAATGGATTTGGGGACATGATAAAGAACCAAGTCAGTTGTAGCTTTGGACGGGATGAAGATGAGA